GAGAAATGCGGATCGTGAGGTTGCCCTCGTTGTTGACCCCAGTCTCCTCCGGGATCGTGTAGTACTCAGAGTTTGAGACGACAGCCTGCACGCTTTCCCCGTTGAGCAACACCGTCGCGCCCATCGTCGAAGCGGCGTGATTGAATGCTCTGAGCAAAGCGTTGGAGAAGGCCAGTCTCATGCGTAAGCAATGAACTCGAGGCCCTTGCCTTTGATGGTCGGCAGCATCCCATTTTCGTCGTAAATCCCCGCGCCTTTTGGGACAAGCGGAGCGGCGGTGATGGGTGGCGGGTTGACTGCCTTCGGCCCCGACTGGAACGAGACCTTGGCCAGCACGGCGAGCCCCCCGGGGGTGTCGAGTCCGGTGTAGCGTTGAACCTGTGAAATCGGTGGAACCATACAAAAAAAGGGGAACGGGGCTCGCCCGTTCCCCCTTTGGCATGCAACGGATTAGGCGATCGTGAGCAACTCCCCAGAGGTCGAATCAACGACCTTCTCCGAGGTGTGCTGACGCACGCGGACCACACCAGAGCGGCGTGCTTCGTCGCGGTACGTCTCAACGACGAACAGGTCGGAAGCGTCTCCGGTCCACGTCAGCGTGCGGCCTGCGCCACCCGCCACGAAGTCACCGGATTGGACGTTCCCGATCCATGCGCGGTTCGAGCCCCAGATGAACGAGCCCGAAGCGGACTGCCCTTTCTTGGACGAGTCGTATGCGGCCGAGGCGACCAGCACTTTCTCGATGCCGATGTTGGCAGCGATCAGCGCGGCGTCCACGTTGCGGAGGTCTCCGGTCCCGACGGACCCGAAGATGTAGCTCTGCATCTTCGCGTTCTTCCTGAGCGCGTTGTACACGTCGAGGTTGACCACGAGGGTGTTCGCATCCACGCCCTTTTTCCGAAGGCGGGAGATGGCATCCTGCAAGTCACTCACAGGGTCTGCTGCGGAGTTGCTCCACACCGTTCCCACCGTGGTGTTGTTGAAGTTGCTCGTGTTGAAGATTGCAGCGGCCACACGGGTTTCGTGAGCCAGCTTGATGTTGCGGAGCAACAACTTTGCGATCGTCGCCTCGGTGTCGAGGAACCGCGAGATGTCAGCTTGGCTGGAGTCGTCAATCAACTCTTCCAACCCGCGATCCTCGCAGAGATAGGTGTCGGACGTGAAAGCGCGGCTCACGCGGCTATAAGAGCCGTCAGCGTTGCGCTTTGCTGCGTCAGCGTCGACTCGCATCAGGTGACCCGTTGCGATGTCGATTTTGAGGTATTGCCCCGCCTTGGTTGCCACCGAGAGCGGAGGCATGACGAGACCACCGATAAGACCGTTATCGGCCCCACCAGCTTGAATGACAGCCTGTTGGATGTCACCGCGTAGAACTGCGCCTGTGTTTGCGTACATTGTCTAAGTTCCTTTCGATTAAGAGTTGGCGTTCACACCCAACAATACCTCGATCACATCGTTGGCAGCGGTTGCTGCTTCGAGTGCGATCCCGATGGTGACATTGCTTGAGGCCGTTGCGGAGATGTTCCCAGAGGCTGCAGGGAAAACTGCTGCACCTGCCGTGATTGCTCCAGCTGCGCGCATTTCGAAGGTGCCGCTTGCCGTGTTGAGTTTTACGGTGACGATGCCGTTTGCGGCGGCGTCAGCCAGTGCAACGCCGATTGCGCTGCCGTTTGTTGCGCCAGCTGCGACAGCCAGCCCAGATGAGAGTGCAACGCGCTGACCGACCGAGAGAGCCGAGGCTCCAACGGCGAACGCTTTGAACCCGGAGTCGTTTTGTGCCATGTGTGTTTTTCTTTAGGGTTTGAGGATTCCCTTAGCGATCAGGTGGTTCCTGTACGCTTCGGGGTTTTTCCGGAGTTCGGAAAAGTCGGTAGGCTGGTCAGCCTTTGCTTCGGTCGCCACACCGGGTGCGACGGGTGTGCCGAAGGATTTGATGAGAGCGGCGAGTGCTTCAAACTTGGTTTCCACGGCGCCGAGAATCTTCTCCTCGACTGCCTCGAAAGCAGCACCGGCGACCTCTTCGGCCTTTGCGCTCATCGCTGCTTCCTCGGGCATTGGCTTGCCCATCTCTGCTTCAGGTGCCTCGGTCGTTTCTTCGGTGAGGAGTGCGGTCAGCATCCCCTTGATCTCCGAGATCGATGCTTCGACCGTGGCGAGGCGTTCCTCGACGGTCGGCGCGGGTGCCTCGGCCATTGCTTCGGGTTTTGGTTCTTCCTTCATTGGAGTCTCACTTGTTTGTGCGTCATCAACTGGTGCCTCGAAAAGGCCGTCCGGATTGGCTGCTGGCTCGTCAACCAAGTCCACCGAACGAAGGCGCGTGCAACGTGCGTAGGCGGCCCCGTTGACGTCCTGAGGCTTGCCTTCGAACGAGATGGAAAGCCCGAATGATTCAGGGGTTTTGGTGGCCAACTCGAGGATGAAATCTCGACGCGGCGAGGTCTGGAACAGTTGCAGGTCACGCCTGACTCGTGGCCGACCTTGACCTTGATCCCACTCCTTGCCGCATTGCCGCATTTGACGACCTGCGAAAGGGTTGTCTCGTCGATGAGGAGCCCGTGCCCCTTGGCCACCCCGAGAGTGATGACGGAGACGCCAAAGATGGTGTCAGCGTCGATGCTCGCGGGAGAGAGTGCTTGGAAGGATGTGGTCTTCATTTGCTCATGCGGTTCTGGAGTTTGCGCTTGTTGGCGTAGTAAGCGCGGATTGCTGCGATGGCATCCTCGCGGGTCTTGTGGTGAGAGACGATCGATTCCTGCCCCGGGTAAACTTTGACCTTGGCCCAGCCCGTCGGTGTTTTGCGGATTGCGTAAGGCATCAGGCAGTCTTGTTGAGTCTCTCCACGATGCGGTTTGCCCACGCTTGGCCAGCGTCCCCGCCCCATCCGTCCCACGCCTGACGTCCTTTTCCGTAGTCGTCCCACGTCGAGCCCTGCTTGTCGCTTTGGTGCCGGTCGAAATAGGCCTTCATCCGCCGCACGGTGTCGGCGGAAACTGGTCGCCCGTTGGCCAAGTCGCGAGCGCGAGCGATCCCGACCGGAGTCATCCCGCGTTGGGATGCTGGTTTCTTCGCACGCTCACGGAGTGCTCGAGCAGCTGCGGCACGCACGGCCTGAGGCGGCTCAAACGAATCCTCGGCGAACTGTGTTGAATCCTCGGCGGAACTCATGCCCGGCTGAGACCCTCCAGAATCAGGTTGGAGGAGCAAAGATCTCCGCACGGCGTTTGCGTTCGTTTGCAGATTGGATGAACGCCTCTTCCCAATCCTCGCCCTTGCTCGCGTAGTACTCCGCAAACGTAGACCCACCCTGCTTGAGTTCGGCCAGTTCGGCGTAGGTCTCTCGCCCGATGTCGGTTGATGGCCACGGCGGAAACTGCCACCGGTGAGCCCTCCACTCAGCGGATTGCGGGATGTCTCCGTTCGAGATCCCGAACGCGATGACGGCCTCAAGAATGGGGTCGAGGATTCGGTTTGTCAGGATGCGCTGGTATCGTCCGCAAACGCGAGCGGCTTGCTGCGAGTCGAGCCGAGCGGTCACCCCACCGAGATCCGAAGGGTCGATAAAGAACCCGTACGGTAAGCCGAGAGCGTCGGCGAGGTGGCGTTGCAATGACTCAAGGAAACCTTGGAATGTGACGCTCGGACGGTTGGACATGAACCCCGTGACCTCCTCGCCCGGCTTGAGATAGTGGATGGTTCCAGGGGTGATGCGCTCGATGGAGTCTCCGGTGGTTGTCTGCTCGTCCCATCCGAGCCCCTCGCCCGATGGTGTCTTCACCACGCCCGTCTGTCTACTCGCCCACTTCACCGCGTCCTTCTCCCCCGCGAGGATCTCCACGATGTCCTTGCAGGTGGCAATGGCCGGTGCGAACGCAGACACCCCGCGGTAGGAGTCGTGCCGCTGCGGGTCGAACAGGTGAAGGCACCGCTCGGCGGGAACCTCCTGCTCATCGACGTAGGATGCTCCCATGCTGCGGCGCGTGATCTGATAGGCCACTGGTCGGCCCGACTTCACATCGATGCGGATTCCCCCGATGAGATCATCGGCCACGGTTGAGTGATACGGGTTCCCAATCCGGTCGGCCTCGATGAGTTGGAGACGTGGCCCGTCCTCGGTGAGACTTTTGACGAGGAGACAGTCACCATCCCGAACGAACGAGACAAAGGCCAGTTGCATGAGACTGAGGAAGTCGAAGCGACCCGAGAAGTCGGCACGTTTGCACCAGTCGGCGAAAAAGGATTCGTAAGCTGAGTTGATTGCGGGGTCGCTGGTGCGTGCCTGATAGCGTAGGGATCCGAGTGTGTAGAGGGTGAGCTTCCTCAGAATGCCAGAGACGAGTGGGTGATTGTTCTCAAGGTCTCGAGCCTCCCAGATCAACTGCACGCGGCCTCGGTTTGTCGATGCGCTCTCGGCATGGTTCGAGTAGTTCGAGGGAGTCTGTGCTCGACTCTCGGTTGGCTCCGCGCCCTCCCAGCGAAAAGCCCGTACAGCGTTGCGGATGCGTCGAATGAGTTTCATCGGCTGAAGGATGCTCGCACGCGGTTGCGAGGAGTCGAGCGTGAGCGTTCGGTGACGATCTGAGCGCACGCGGCGAGTTCTTTGGCAATCTGCACTCGGTCGCGTTGGGAAGAGGTCCCGGCTGACGACACAGAGGTGTACGGGTCCGCGAACTCGGCCTTGAGTCGAGCGTATGCTTCCGCCAGTTCGGCGGCGGTCATCGCGCGGAAAATCCCTTGGTAATCAATGTCGTCGGCCATCACCTGAGTCCCACTCATCAACCAGCGGCTCCGATGAAGTTGGTCGCCAGTGCAGCGAGAACTTGAAGCACCTCGCAGTCGAACAAGTGGTTGTCCTTTCGGATCTGTTTCCAAATGTGGCTCACCCGCCCGTGCGCGTCGACCCGTTCCTCTCGTCTCTCGGAGGTTACCTGAGCGAGGTAGATATCACCGGCCTCCCTCGCGAACTCCCACGCTGGACCCTTGCCTGACATGAGATGAGCCAGTGCGTCTTTGAGCATTGGGTTGGAAAACACGAGCAGGTTGATGGTTCGCTTTTGTCCTTGGCCCAGCATCGCATCCGCCTTCGACCACATATAAGGACGGCGCACGTTGTTGACCATGTAGCCGTTGACCGAATCGTGGCCTTTGCTCGCCTTCCACTTTCCGCCACGTTTCGCAATCTCAGTGTAGACCGTTTGAGTGTCGAACCCCGAGTCAATGATGACATCTCCAGATGCGATGCCGTACTTCGCCACCACCTCGTCCATCATCGACAGGCTGACAGCACTCCCGAAGTCGACGAGGCGAGAGGTTCCCCCGGGGTGCCATTCCCGAACGACGAACCACAGCCCATAACTCTGCACGTCGATGGAGAGGAAGACACGGCCTCCGGTGGTCTCTTTCAACTTGTAGTCAGTTCCTCGGAGGTCATCCCCGAACTGCTCGGCATTGAGGTCACTGATCCACGGCTCTCCCATTGTCTCTCGCTTCCACGTCTGCATCGGGATGACGTTCCCGAATGTCATCTGCCGCTTGGCCACCAAGAACTCCTCGACGGCCTCACGCCACGGGATCCACCACGGGACGAGAGACGACCAAGTGAAGCTGACTTTGTGCTTCGGTGCGATGAGGTTGCCCTTCTCCCATCGGCCTTTCTCCACGAGGGTGCGGCGCGTCACGGGGTCATCGGTGTGCCCGTGACCGCACGATGGGCACTTGAGCCTGATGCTTTCCGCAACCTTCTCGAACAACCACTTTCCCTCGGGTGTCTTGGTCTGCTCCGACTCTTCCCACTCAACGTGCTCCCAGAGCGGCGAGAAGAACATTCCGCACGCCTGACACGGCCATTCGAACCTTCGCTGGTCCCCGTCGAGGAATGACTGGTGCACCGCGTCGTTTTCAAACAACGGGGTGGAGATCTGAACGATCCGGTAGTTCCACTGTGCGCGGACACGTTTGCGGACCATCTCCAACGCCCCCGGCGGGTAGTTGCGAACTTCATCGAGGATGAGCCATCGCACCGGCACCGACTGCAGCTTCGAGGGTGAGCCAGCTCCGCGCACCATGAGGGTCATGGGGGCGAAGTCGATGGTCCCCTTCCTCTTGCCTGACCGCTCCTTGGGCATCATGCGCTTGATGGTCTGGCAGTCCATGAGGGTCGGGAGGAGTCTGGTCTGCAT